ATCTCATTTATAATATTAAATATTTCATTTTCTATACTAACTCTTAGATTATTTAATTTATCTACATTATTTAGAATAAATAACTTAAATACATTTAATGACTCATTATATGCTGTAATAGAATAATTATATAGTCTTAGATCTTTTTTAGTATAAAAAACGGGATAATTTATACTATTTTCTGGAGATATGAAATTTTTAAAATTTTCATTTACATATACCATAGCTTCATTTATATCTGACTCAAATCTACCTACTATTAATCTATCACCTTTATTTGATCTATTTATAATACCAGCAATTGATACTGCCAAATATAATGGTTCAAAATAATTAAGAGGAGTTGCAAAGAATATTTTACAATTAAACATCTGAAATAAATCTAAATATTTTTCATATTGCTTCGCATTAGTATTACATCTTGTTAAAATTATTACTTCGGAACCATTTGAATTTCGTATATCATGATATAATGCTCCTTGACAAGATAATGTGCATCCCCAATATTCATCTTGTTCATAGTATTTAACATTCTTTTCTAATTTTAGATTTTCACATATAGCATTTCCTAATGTTGATTTTCCACTACCCTGTAATCCTTGAATCATACATACTATAGGACTATTTAGCTTATCTCTTATATGATATATATTACCTAAAATTTTATAATATTCTTTCTCGTTAAATTCTCCAATATCATCAAAGCTTAGTTTAATTTCATCATTATTTGTTTCTTTAAGAAATTCTTTCCATCTGATATTAAATCCATTATCAAGTTGTCCTTTAACTGATTGAATTGACGTATGACCAATTATTTTACATGGATAACATTTATTCATCATCCAAAACCCAAAGTCAAATAATAATTTAGTAAATTTTGCTGCTGAAATGGTTGATAATCTATGATAATCTTTTGTTTCACATACTCTCCTGGAAATATCTTCTATGTATCTATACCCTCGTAATATACATTGTCTTGCTATTCTCTTAAAAATATACCCTATAGCCTTATTTTTTACTAGGATTACCCTATTTGTAATTTTATTCCTACAATATAATACTCCTCCTTCACCATTGTCTGTTCTACCTATATCAAAAACCTTTTCTAAATACTCTACATTATTTCCTTCCTGTAATGAATCAAAAACTGTTTTATAATTAACTATATTATAACCTTCTTTTTGTAAACTTTTTAATGAATTAATTGGATTTTCACAGACACCTCTTTTTGAAATTGAAAACCATTTTATTTTATTATCTCCATCACAAAAATGTTGTCCATCACAATATTCTCCTACAATAGAAAATCTTTTTATAGCAAATTCATTATTACTGAAACAATTCAAATGAGTTGATATATTTTTAATTATATCTTCAAATATACCTAATGAAAGTTCACCTAATTTATACTTTGTTTTAAATTCGGAGAACTTTTCTTTATCAAGTAAAGTTTTGATATTAATAGGAATATGAACATTCTTAGAACCTGCAACTATAAATTTTTCACCATCATCGCTTATGAATTGGGTGCATACACAATTCTTACCATTCTCCTTTTCTGTATATATAATTTCTAATACACTATCTTTTGCCCATTTTATTATTTCACTATGATCATAAATTTCGGTATCTCTTAATTTACTATAATCATCCTCTGGATCTTCATCTATTGGTGTCTTTCCTGAAAATTTTTTATTTCCTTCCAATATTGTTTGAAATTTACCATTAATAAATATAATAGAACAAGCTCTGGGTAAAATATCTATCAAAATTTTACTTTTTTCATATTCTTTATCGTCATCTAGCTTATCTTTTAATTTATATGTATATACTACTACACCGTTATAAATTGATTGTTTTACTGATATTTTTGAAATAATTTCTTCTATTTCTGTTTTACTATATAAATTTATTAAATCTTCTTTTTGCTCAAGAAATTTATCCATTTTATTATAAAAATTATTATTTTTTCATCTTAATCAAATTTATTTTCTAAATTATTTTAAATTCTTAATAATATAATATAATGAAATCAGAATTTATTATATCTTCATTACAATTTATTAAATTAACTATTATTATAAGTATTTTACTTTTAGTTTATGATTATATTTGGTTAAAATATTTTTTTATTAAACCTTTCCGAAATATGATAACTAAAATACAAATATCACCTTTTTCACCAAAAATTATATATAGTATTCCTGTTTATATATTAATAGTTTTAGCAATTATTGTTTATGTATTACCAAAAATTAATAATAAAACCATTTTAAAAGATAGCATATTATATGGTGGATTATTAGGCTTAATAATATTTGGAGTTTTTGAATTTACCAATATTATTCTTTTTGAAAAATATTCATTAAATTTAGCATTAATTGATATAATATGGGGAATATTTTTATTTAGCATAGTGACATATTCTACAAAAAAATTTTTGATAAATTCAAAATATATTATATAAACATTTAAATAAATAACAAATATAATTAATATTATGATTTGTCCTATAATTATTTATCATATTTCAACAAAAATTAATGAAAATAATATATATAACTTATATATTTCAAAAAAAAATATACTTAATGATGAAATATCTGGTATTATTATTGTTCCTGATACAAATTGCAAACGATCTATATTAGATGGAAATAATATTGAATATACAAAAAATTTAATTAGATATAAAGGCGAAGAATATTGTTTTGATGAATTAGCTATAGGAATCGAAAATAACATATGTTATCTTATTACTAAAACTGAAAAAAAAAAATTATGGCATTTACCAAATCAAATTATTTCATTTTTAGATTTAGATGAATATATGTCATATTCTTCAAAACAAATAGATAATTTTAACTAATTATATCTTAACAAATTAAAAACAATACTAATCCTATAATATCAAAATTATAATTAGAAAACAATATAATAGCATCCTTTAAAAACAAAATCTTATACTTTACTTATATACATGTATATATTTGAATATACTTCTATATTCAAATATATCATTTTAAAATTAAAAATACTTAAAAAAATATAAAATATTATATTATATATAATAATGACAATAGAAAATTCTTATATGTTTCCTACTTGTAACTATATGTTAGGTTTAGGAGGTAAAAAACCTGATAATGAAAATAATATTATAGCATTTGAAAATGTTTTGAAAGAAGAAAATAAAGATTTAATAAGAGGTTTATTATTAATTAAAATAAACAATGAATCTACTGATCAAGAAGCTATGCTTATTACACCACAACCTTTCAATGATGATCGAGAAGGACTTCAATTAGGTAATAAAAAAGTATCTTTTGAAGATACCCATATGAATTTAGAAAATCAAATATTTGAATATAAAAATATGGAAATAGCTTATACCATTGATGAAAATACTAAAGAACACAAAAGTATATTGCTTACTAAAAATAAAAAAGAAGAAATTATACAATTAAATACTAAAGTTATTGAATTTTTTCAAATGAATTATGTAGCAAAAACTATTAAAATTGTTATTGTTAATAATGAACTTGCTTTATCTCAAGTAAATATTCAAAATGTCACCCCTATATTATCTTCTGTTGATTGGACAAAAAAAATTATTTACGAAGATAGTGTCAATTTTGAAAATGCCGATATTAAAAACTATAGTGAAACTAATAATGATACAGAAAGTAATGAAAAATCAAAATGGATATCTGAAAATTCATTCTTATTTAAAGATAATATTAAACATAAATTAGCTGATTGCCAATTAGCACAATCTGATAATAAATTATATATAGTGATAAGACAACAAAATAAAGATGATATTTTATTAGGCTATGTTATACACTCTTCTGCTATTCCTAAAAATACTCAACAAAATCAAAATTTACAACCTATTAACGAAAACATTGTAAATGAGCTTTAATCGTCATTTATAAAACCATAATCATTTATTATTATATTTTCTTTACTTTTACTTTTACTTTTTTTTTCTCCTTTTATATCTATTTTAGGAATTATATCTAATTGACTTGTTAAAAATTCTAAATTTTCTTTAATATTATCATTAATATCATAAATATTAATAGGATAATCCATTTTACGATAATAAGCTTTTCGTTTATTATATTGATTTGGAAATACTGAAAAATTATCTACTATATCCCAACAAATAGGATGTGATTCGTGTTTCTTTCTCAGAATTCTACCTATAGATTGAATTATATCTGAACGTGGAGAAGCAAAAATTACTGCGTCTAAATCTGGTATATCCATACCTTCACTACTCATCGTATATGTTCCTAATAATATTTCGTTATCTTCACTTTTTTTTAGATCTTTTTCTTTCATTCCTCCTACATAATAACCTATTGTTGCTATATTTCTTGATTTTATTTTTTCAAATATTTCTGTTAAATGAGAACGTCTATCACTTAATATTAATATTTTTTTGCCTTGATTATGTAATCTTTTCACTATTTCTATTACTAATTCTGTTCTTCTTTCATAATCGCATATATTATTTATCATTCTAGCCATACATATTTTTCCAAACCCTGTAAGTTCCATTTTACTATATTTTTGGTCTGAGCAATTATAAATAGCAATATTTACATGAATCGGTAATAATCCTTCTCGTTTTTTATTATCAAAAAGCGTTGGTCCTAAAAACCAATGAAAAACTTTAGACAATCCGTCCTTTCTTTTTGGAGTTGCTGATAATCCTAAACTGTATTCACTATTTATTTTAGGGAGTGCTCTTGAAAAAACTTCTGCCCCTATATGATGACAATTAGATACTACTGGACCTTCAAAGTATTGTATTTTATTGTTTTTTTTCTCTCCTATCACAAAATTATGATTATCTGTAACTTCAATGTCATATACAAAAGCATCTTTCTCTTTACCATATCCTTTATTTTTGGTATATTCTAGTTTGTTAATTCTTAAAGTTCCGTATTCTAAAAATTTATTATTCCATATACTTTTATATTCAAAATTTTCATTATCTACTAATTCTATATCTTTAAAACTATTATGTAAATATTTATCTATTAATACTAAAAATTCATGACTGTCTTTCAAATTAAATTTAATATAATAAGTATTTTTACTAAGACTTTTCATTTTGGGATATAAATGATAAGCATTAAAAAGTTGTATTAATCTAAGAAAACTATCATGATCAAATCTACCGTGTAAAGATACTTTACAATTTATTAATTTACCTTTATCCATATACCAAATTGCTATTCCCATCAGGTCTATTTTCTCAATTAACCATTGAGAAACTGATATATTATTTATAAATTCTTCTTTTATATCAAAGATATCTGTGCTAAATTTATGATAATTTCCTACATATTCATTGCCTTTGATATAATTAAATTTTTTTACTCCTAATATTTCACCTTTCCAATAGCAATAATCTTTTTGTTTTTCTGAGTGTATTATTTCCATTTTTGTTCTATATTTTTTATATTTAATCTTACCATTGCCTAAATATGTTCCATAAATTATTTGTAATTGGTCATAGTTTAATCCTTTAGCAATGGTACTATTTTTGTTATTAATATCATATTTAGATAGAATTATTTCTCCAATATTAAGATTTTTGGCTTCTTTGTATCCATTTATACTTAGAATTTTATGTTCAGGAGTACAGGTAATTGTTTTATTGGACATTGTAATTTTTATCAAATCTTTTCTTAATTTTCTCCAACAATAAGTAAGATTTTTATATTCAAAAATTTTTAATTTTTCATTATAGCTTAATATTTTTGGTAGATCTTCTTTATTTTCCCATTTATCGTATAAATCTCCTATATATTTTATACCTTGGTCTGTAATGATACCTGTTTTGTATGGAAAGCATTCATCAACAATAGTAAATCCAAAATCATCAAAAGTTTCCCAGGGATATTCACGCATCGAGATACTTTGCAACATTCCTATAACTATATCTTTGTTTCTTATTTCTACTTTTGATGATTGAATTACTCCTACTCTTGCGTCTGGTAAAAATTGTTCTATTCGCTCCTTCCATTGATTAATCAAAAATTCTTTATGGACTATGACGAGAGCTTTCTTTTTTAATGAGGCTATTAGATATAAAGCAAGAGCCGTATTATGAGTAACTGTGGTGTCACCTAATAAGAATCGGTGATTACCATCTATTTCAAAACCATAGTAGTCATCAACTTCTTTTTTTTCTAATCTTATTCTCGTAGCTAAAACATCTTTAATTTGCTTTCTTGGTACAGCTTTTTTCCTTTCACATTTAACTGGAATTTCATTAAGTCCTGGTCCATTAATATTTATCCTATAATAAGTGCCTTCCCTTTTGCTTCCTTTATACATACACGATTTTTTACATTCACTTTTATATGCAGCAAAACCTAATGATCTTGCAATATAAATAATATCATCTAATAATATTTGATTTTTCTGAATAATATCATAACCATTGTTATGAAGATAACCATCTGAATCTATAATTCCTGCTAATACTTCTAGCTGGATTTTTCTTGTATTACACTTATATTTATATGGAATATGTTTATTATTTATTAAGTTATTTGATTTTAACATAATTCTAAATTTATTTTCTAATTTTTTACCATTATCATCGGTTTTAATACTTAATGTATATCTATATGTTCCTTTATTATGTTCGGTATCTCTTCCTTGGACTAAAGTTTGATTTAATCTATCACAATATTCTCTAAAATAATCTATTACGGGTTCTTCTATAGTGGTTATAACAGGACCGGATGAATTACCATCTCCCAACCAATAACCCAAGGCATATGGTTCTATATCAATTTCTTTTTCGGGAAATACTACAGGAACTCTATAACCTAATAATGGACCAGCTCTACCATGGTACGATGGAGGTAAATTAAGATAATCTTTTACAGATATATCAACAATAGTTCCTTTTTTTTTATCTTTAGCTTTAGTAGTAGAGTATTTGAGTGATAATATATGAGATTCATTAACTGTATAAGAATCCCCTTTTGTAGGAATTACTTCATACATCATTTCTCTACCTCTTGCTAATGATAAAACATTTCTTGGAGTAGAATCATCACCCATTAGTTGATCTCCTACTACTATATTTTGAACCAGTTTCATTTCACCATTAAACATCATAATTTTAGTATCTTTAGAAACACATTTTCCGAATCCACATGGGAGAGCTAAAATCCCCCCTTTACTTTTAGACGATAAACTTCCTGGCTCACAAGATTTCAGAAATGCCTCGACCACTGGTATTTGTTTATCACGCAATTCACCAGCAAATTCGAGGTCAATATCAAGACCTTTAGCGGTATCTTTAATTTTGTCAGGATCACCGAATGTTTCAAATCCATAATGTTTAGGTAAAAATAATTTCTTTTCACTTTCTAAATAAACAGGAAATGGGGCAGCTTTAGCAGCATAATTTTCATTAACATACGGGGAAACAGTTAATTCTTTTTTTGTTCTATTAATATCTCTAAATCCAAAATGTTGCTTTACAATCGCATAACCTCTATGTGTAACAATAGTTTTTATAACTTTTTTATCTTTCTTTGGAAAAACTAAATTTTTTTTTTTTTTACTTTCAGAATTACAAAATTTAGAATCATTTAATTTTAAATCAGTTTTATTTAAATCTTCTGTTTCTAATAAATTATCTTCTTCTAATGAATTCACTGGATTTTCTTCTATTAATATATTTTTAGTCTTTGTTTTCATTTTAATATACACGATTTTATATTAATAATTATCAATTTATTTATAATTATTAATTTATTGTTAAATAAAAATAAATTATGTTCTTTAAATACTTTTAAATAATGAAATTAAACACCATAATCACAAACTTTGTTCATACAATTAGGAGAACAAATTTTATGAAAACTTTTTTCATAAAAAATTACAGAAAAAACATTTTCTTTTATTTCCAAATCAATTCCACATACACCACAATTATTTAAACCACCTATATTATAAAAATATCTATTTATTAGTTGTTTATTATCTGTAGCTTCAAAAAGAAAATAAGTTTGCACTTTTTTTAAATTTTTAGCAATATTTTCAATTAGATCTACACTCATATTATCTAAATAATTTTTCATAAATTTTATATTTAAATATCTTTATATATATATATAAAAGAAATGTATAATAGAATTATTAACCCCAAAACAAATAGAAAAGTAAATATAAATAGTAAATTAGGTAAATATATTTTAAAAAAATATTTATTTTTTATAAATGGAGGAGCAACTAATGAAAATACTGGAGCAACTAATGAAAATACTGAATATAAATATATTGCAAATTCCAACCAACCAGCTGAAGCCGAAGCTCAAGCCAGAGCCATCGCTGTAGACAAAGCCGCTGCCAGACTAGCAGTTCAAGCCAGAGATGCTACCGACCCAGCAGCAATAGCTGACGCGGAAGCCAGAGCCTCTGCTGCCGCTGCTGCTGTCGCCAGAGCCACTGCCCACCAAGCAGCCAGAGCCAAAGACGCTGCCCGTCAAGCAGCTGAAGCTAACGCCGGAAATGTTCCCGGCCTATCAGCTGAAGCCAGAGCCGCTGCCACACTAGCAGTTGAAGCCGAGGCTGAAGCTAGAGCAGCTGCCGAGCGAGCAGTTAATTCCAAAGCCGCCCACAACGCCAGTATCGTGAAAGCGCTAGCTCAAGAATTAATAAAAAATAGACAAAGAAAAATAAAAATAAATTATTAATTAATCCTAATAAATGATACACACGTTAGAATGTAAATGCACACTATAAATAATTTAAAATTAAATTATAAAATAGACTTAAAGTTTAATTTTAATTTTAAACAAGTGCTATGAATAAAATTTGTAAATTTTACATGGAAAATAATTGTAAAAAAGGAGATAGTTGTGATTTTGTCCATGACAATAATATTTGTAAAGATTGGTGGTTTAATAAATGTAATATTGTAGGATGTAATTTTAAGCATGGTTTAGATAATAAAAAAGGATGGGGAACATCAACCAATATTTCGTATATAAATAATAAAGATAGAATATCAAGTGCTAAAATATTAAGTGATATTAGTAATAAAAGAAAAAAAAATACTGAAACATTTAAGCCAAATCATTCTTCAATGGATATGAAAATAATTTTAGATATTGCAAAAGACACTAAATATACAAGAGAAATTTATTCCAATGAAGTAATAATTTTAAAAAATCTATTTTGTAATGATAATGATCTAACAATGTATAATAATCTTCTATCAGAAATTAATAATTCAGGTATATGCGAAGATGAGTTATGGAAGTTATGGCATGGAGATACGCATTTAATTGCGGATGATAAAAAATGTTGGAAAGAAAAATGTCCACTATTTAGTATGGTAATTGAAAAAATCCAAAATTATTTTGATATGGATATTAAAGCTACACGATTTAATTGGTATAGGAATTCCGATGAATGGAAACCTTTTCATCACGACGCATCAGCAGTAAAAGCCGATAAAGCAGAAACACAAAATTTTACTGTAGCAGTTTCATTTGGATGCGACAGAGAAGCCGCGTTTGAACATACTAAAAATAAAACAAAAATATCAATACCAATATCAAATGGAACTATATATATTTTTTCAAAAGATATTAATATTGATTGGCGACACGGTATTCTACAAGTCCCACCAGATAAAAAACATAGCAGAGGAAGAATATCATTAATTATGTGGGGATGGGTGCGGATGAGTGATAAATGATTATATTACTTTATGTGTTTCACAGTTAAAATAATTAATTACCTTAAGTCTATTCATATTAAGTTTAGATAGTTTTTATTTAAATATCAAATGTCTAAATCAAATTTTGTATTGGTATTCTTAAGGAGTTCAATTAATAGGACTTGGGCTTCTACCTTTACGTCTATGAGGGGGACTTGGGCTTCTACCTTTACGTCTATGAGGGGGACTTGGGCTTCTACCTTTACGTCTATGAGGAGGACTTGCGCTTCTACGTTTGTCACTTTCAACAGGACTTCTGCTTCTGACATTATCTCTACTTGGATCTTTAACTGGTTCAGAATCTGAAGTTGTTGTAATTCTATAAGGGGGAATATGAAAATAAATTTCAAACTGTTCTACAATACTTTTCCATTTATCATCTGAATTTGTGTCAATATCTAAAAATATATTAAATATATCTTTCCAAAATTTAAGTTCAGGATATTTAGTAAAAATATCTGTGTAATGTTTTACATAAACATAATATTTAGTAGACAATTTACATTCTTTTCTGTTTCCGGTATATATTTCGACAAAAATAACTAATAATAAAAGTATATATAATGATTTTATTTTAAAATCATCTTTAATATTATGTTTTTCATAAAACTTATCAATTTTAAAACCTGACTCTTCAATACCATCATATGGTATAATATGTTTTTCATAAAAGTTATCAATTTTAAAACCTGACTCTTCAATACCATCATATGGTATAATATGATAAAATTGTCTAAAATAAATAGGAACTGGAAAAATTTCGTGTTCTGAAGCAATAGTAGATTCATTATCAATAAATATCCATCTATTATTCCATTTATTATTTTCGTGAATATCGTCAATAACACCAATATTTTCTAATTTAATATCAAGATAAATAAGTTTTTGGTTATATAATAAATTCAATAAATCAGTATAAAGTCTTTTTATATTAAAGTGAATATATTCTAAATCTTCTGTTCTACCTTGTTTAACAACTTCATCAAGTGTATGATTTACTTCTTTAATATATATAATTTGTTCTTCAATACCAAATTTTTTGTATTCATCACTGCAAAAATCAACAGGTTCGGATTCTATTAAAATATCTCTCCATTTATTTATTAAATCTTTATCTTTAATCTGATCATATTCGTGTCTACTTAATTTTTTATAATACAATCTAATACGTTCGTCCTCCTTAGTATTTTCAAAAATTTGGGTCCCAACTTCACTTTGAGGTGGATTAGAAGAAATTATTTTAGCATTTTCGGTTGCTTTTAATCTTTTTTCTCCAAAATTTATTTCTACATCAATTTTTTTTCCACCATTTTGTAAATATTTCTTGATAATTTTTAAACCTTTATTAGAATGAATATTAAATTTTTTTTTAGTAATAGGATCAATAATATTTTTATACATATATAATATTTATAAAATAATTTGTTATAATTTTTGGTTTATTAAATCTTGTTTATTTTTTACAATAAATTTTTTAAGAATATAATTAAATGTAGTATCTTTTTTATCTGGATTATAAGTGTAATACCACATTAAATAATTAAAATCTTGTTTGGATATTTGATTTATTTTAAAACCTTTATATTTACCTTTTTTAAAAACATTTTCACCAAGATTGTCAGACATTTTAATAGATTTCATCATTCCTAAACGAGCAAGTTCATCTGCTTTTTCATTAGAAAGAGAATGAATATCTTGTTTTCCAGTATGAGCATCAATATGTAAGAATTTAATATTATTATAATGTGATTTATAAAAAAAGTAGCCTTGTTTTATTAATTCTAAATTAGGAATATGATTTTTAGATTTCCAATCTTTTTTATATAATTTATCTCCATAATTTGTAAAACATTTAATAGAATATTCAGAATCAGTATATATATTAACTAAATTACCTTTTTTAAGATAATCATTTATAATTTCAAAAACTTTTAAAATTGCTTTCAATTCAGCAATATTATTGGTGGATGGTCCAATTAAAGGTATTGATAAATTTCTATTATCATTTTGTGAAAAGTATATACCATAACCTGCATAAGATATTTGTTGACCATTACCATAACAACTACCATCAGTATATACATTTAATATAGAATTATCATTAATATTTGTTTGTATAATATTATTTGTAATATAATCAGGTGTTTTAATGTTATTAATAAAATTTTTAGCTTCCAAAATATTATCAAATTTTTTATATTTTGCTCCTTTGAATGATAAAACATTTTTTTTACAATCTTCCCAATTGTAATATATACCCGGTAAATAACCGATACGCACAGCATAATATTTCATTTAAATGATATATATTTATAAATCATTTAAATCAAATTTATTTAGAAAAAAAAGAAAAAATTTGATATAAATATATAAAGTATATATATTTATATTTAAATAACAACATAATGAATGAAATAGAAAATGGAAGTTTACTTGATATAAAATATATAGATTTGGATGATTCAGAAACGTATCATTCTTACGATTGTTATGATAAAATAGTTGAAAATATTATAGAAGGAAATATTAAACAAGATGGGCCTATAATAGAAACACCAGAAAATATGTCAATAAATTTGAAATTACATCAAAAAAGAATGATTTTTGAAATGTTAAATAAAGAAAAAATAGAACATAGAGTATCATCAAGAATAAATGGGTTTATTTTAGCAGATAAAGTAGGTTCTGGAAAATCAATAGTAGTTTTAGGTTTAATATCGAAATCTAAATTAGTAAATATAGTTCAATCTAATAAATTAATATATAAAACACCTAAATATTCTAATTTTTTAGGATTTAGGATAAATGCTAATCCAGAATTTAAAACTAATTTAATAGTAATACCTCATGGTATTTATAATCAATGGTTAGATTATATAGTAAAATATACAAATTTAAGCTATTATGGAATATCATATTGTGCTGATTTAAAAAAAATTCCATACGAAAAAATGTTAAATGGAGAATGTGATGTTATTTTAGTTAAATCTACAAAATATAATGATTTTATGGAAGCAATTTATACTAAATACCCTTATTCAGTAAAAAAAGAGATAAGTGTAATAGATAATCAAAGTATGCATTTAGAACAAGAATTATATACAAAGATATATAATGTTCATAATTGTATTAGAGATCATAATTATAATGCAACATTTCTTTTAAAGTTGGCAGCATTAAAAAATAGTATAAACAAAATTGATATAGAGAAATTAAAAGAGGATATTGAAAAAGCAGGAAAATATAGATTAGATTTTATAAATCAATATTCTGGACCTATTTTTCAACGTGTTTTTATAGATGAGGCAAATTCAATAAGAATTGCAAAATGTGCTCAAGCATATGGAAAAGTTAATTGGTTTATTACATCATCTGTAAAAGATTTATTATATCCTAATGGTAAAAGAGTTTATGATATGAGTCTAAGTAAAATATTTGTCAATGGTATAAAAGGTTCTGGATTTATTAAAGATACATTTATACATAATAGTGGTAAAAATTTGTGTAATTTTATTCAAGAATTATATTTAAAAAATAATAATGAATTTGTAGAAAATTCTTTTAATTTACCGGAACCAATAGAAAATAAAATAAGTTGTTTTACACCAGCAGAGTTAAAAATATTACAAGATTTAGCATTACCTGAAGTTATTCAAGCTTTAAATGCAGGAGATACAGCTTCTGCTATAAGTAAAGTAGGTTGTTCAGTTTCTAATGAAGAATCGATTGTTAATGCAGTATTAAAAAATTTAAATACTGAATTTGAAACTAAAAGCAATCAATTAAAAGTTAAAAATACTCTTTACAATGAAATATTGATAGAAATAAATGAAATTAAGAATAATATATTGTCAATTAAATCTAATTTACCGAATGAAGAAGAATATGAAGAAGAAATTGCAGACACAAATATATTAAATTTAATTGAAATGTTAAAAATTAATAAGGAGAATTTACAAATTCAAAATTCCACAAAAAGTAATTTACAAAAATCAATAAAAAATTTTACAGAACAAATAGCAAATTTACAATTTAAAATTGATTCTCTAAAATCTAGAATTACAAATATAAAAGATAAAGAATGTCCAATTTGTACTCTAACTGTTTGTGTTCCTATAATTACTCCCTGTTGTAGAAATATTTTCTGTTTTAGTTGTATAGCACAAGCATTACACGTAAGTCACAATACATGTCCTTTATGTCGTGATGCAAATCTTGATTTAAATAAACTTACTATTATATCTGCGGATAAACAAGTTAATGAAATTGAAGAAGATAAATTACCAACAAAACTGGAGAGCTTAATTAACCTAATAAATTCTAAACCAGATGGTAGATTTTTAGTATTTTCAGAATATGAAAATTCTTTTAATGAGATTGTAAATGAATTTAATAAGAGAGGAATTACTTATAGTAAACTTTGTGGTTCTACAGGACATATTACAAATTTAATCAAAAAATATACTTGTAATCAAATAAAAGTATTATTACTTAATGCAAAACATTATGGTTCTGGACTTAATTTACAAATGACAAGTGATATTGTTATTTATCATAGAATGACCAATGATTTGGAAAAACAAATTGTTGGAAGAGGTCAACGTGTAGGTCGTGAATCAGCACTTGTAGTAAATTATCTTTGTTATGAAAATGAAATCTAATAAATAATGCAATCTAATTTATAAAAATTAAATGTAATATTAGATTTTATTTAAGTTTTGTTAATTATTGCAATGATTTATGATATCAAACAAATAATTTTCTTTTAAAATTTTTAAAACATTAAATTTTGAATTAAATTTTTTATAAATTAAAAAATTTATATATTTTTTATTTTTAATAGCTCTAATAAAATCGTGTAAAGCAATAATTGCTTCTTCTTTTTGTTTATTTATTTTATTTTTATTTTCTAAATTTCTTTTTATTAATTTTTTCATTAGTTCTTGTTTAAAATTATTTTGTAAAAAATAATTTTTTGGATTGATAATATTTTTTGATTCATAAAACATATTATTGTTTCGACAATATTCTAAAGTTCCACAAATAGTATTGAAATTTACTTCATTTTTTTTTTTATTTATCATTATATAATAATAATAATATATTTTAAGCAGAACAACTTAAACATGTATTTTCTTTTTCTGGTTCAATTGTAAATTGTTGTGCTTTTGCTGCAGCTTTTGTTCTTAAATAATATATACCAGTTTTTAGACCTTTTGACCATGTATAAAAATGCATGCTTGTAAGTTTGCTAAAATCAGGATCTTTTAAAAATAAATTCAAACTTTGTGATTGGCATACATAAATACCTCTTTCTGCGGCTTGATCAATTAATGTTTTTTGTGATAAATCCCAAGATATTTTATACAATGATTTTAATTTATCTGGAATAGCATTTATATTTTGTATAGAACCACTATTTAATATTATTTCATCTTTAATGTCCTTAGACCAAATTCCAATATTTATCAAATCATTTAATAAATATTGATTAATTACAACAAATGAACCAGCAATAGTATTTCTTGAATATATATTAGATGTTAAAGGTTCAATACATTCATTATTACCTAATATTTGACTGGTAGATGCGGTGGGCATTGGCGCTATAAGTAAACTATTTCGAACACCAAATTTTAATACATTTTCTCTTAAAGATTCCCAATCTAATATAAAATCATCTATTTTTAGTATAGGATCTTGATTCCATAAATCAAATTGAAATTTTCCTTGAGATAATGGTGAACCTTCAAATGAAGAATAAGAACCTATATATTTTAAATTTTTAATAGAAATTATTTCATCATTTTCATTTATGATATATAATTCTTCATCAATAGGTAAATATTCATTTTCTAATTTTTCCATTTCTTTACAAAATAAATCTTTATTATTATCGCCTGTTTTCCATGTAAAAATATCATCTATACATTTTTCGTATTCATTTGCTCTAGTATATTTATGTTTATTAAAATCTCCTCGTAATTTTATTATTTTTTCTAAATGAATATTTCTTTCTTTTGCTATTTCCATAGAAGCTTCCATTGAACCATAGTAAATTGTTGCAAATATTTCTTTATTTAACTGGTGAGCTTCAGGACTATCAAAACTTACCCTCATTAATGAATATACATCTGCAAGACCTTGAACACCTATACCAATAGGTCTATGTAATTTATTAGAATATCTTGTTTCAGGAACTGGATAATAATTTATATCAATTACTTTATTTAAATTATATGTTATTATTTTAGCAACTTTATATAATTCCTTAAAGTTGTATTTAGGCTTAAAAAATGTTATTAATTCGCTAAAACCTCCAATATAATCTTTTGTGTTATCTCCATATGCTACAAATATTTGAGGTAATGTATTTTTAGTATTTTCAGGTTTTAACATATACATAAACTCTATATTCTTTTGATTTTCTTCTATATCAAGATATTGATATATTACATTTAAATTATTAAGATAATTTTTTGAATATTTACAAAATTTACAAGATTCTTTTCCAAATAATATTATTTCTGTTATATTATTATAATCATATGGTTCTACATATTTTGGAAGACCTATTGACGCTAAAGTGCAACATGCATATTGATTGTGATTAGAAAATTCTAGGATTTCACTGCATAAGTTTGATGAACATATAGTGCCAATATTTTGTTGATTTGTTTTATGATTGGCTGCATCTTTGTAGCAAATATATGGTGTTCCAGTTTCAATTTGTGAAATTAAAATTTTTTCCCATAAATGTTGTGCCTTAACTCGCTTAAAGACATGATCATCAAGTCTTTCATATTTACAATATAGTTTATTAAATTCTTCACCATATATTTTAGTAAGTCCTCTACATTTATCAGGACACATTAATGCCCACATACCATTATCCCTAACTCTTTGCATAAATAAATCAGATATCCATAGAGCATAAAATAAATCTCTTGCTCTAGCATTTTCATCTCCATGATTTTTCTTAGCTTCTAAAAATTCATATATATCAGAATGCCATGTTTCTAAATAAATAGCAAAACTTCCTTGACGTTTTCCACTTTGATTAATATGTCTAGCTGTTTCATTGAAAACACGTAACATAGGAACTAAACCATTACTTTTTCCATTAGTGCTTTTAATAACAGAATTTTCTGCTCTAATATCATGTGCCCAAACACCAATACCTCCAGCCCATTTAGAAATTTTAGCACAATCTCTCAAACATTTATAAATACCATCAACAGAATCTTCCATTCCAAGTAAAAAACAACTAAGCATTTGAGGACGATACGTGCTACTATGAAATAAAGTAGGAGTAGCATGAATAAAATATTTCTGAGACATATAATCATAAGTTTCTAATACTTTTGATATATCATCTTTATGTATACCTAGTGATACTCTTAAAAATAGATGTTGAATTCTCTCTATTGTCTTATCATTAATTTTTATAAGATATGCTTTTTCTAAAGTCTTAAAACCAAAATAATCAAAATCATAATCTCTATAGTAATTAATAGATGAATTTAATTTTTGTTTGTTATTCATCACTAAATTATATATTTCTTCAGATACAAGTGGATTATGTTTTTTATGTTTATCAATATTATTATACATCTGATAAATTGTTTCTGAAAATGAAGGTGATGTAAGTTTATGATTATTTGAAATTATAATACGTGATGCTAATTTTCCAAAATTAGGATGTGTTGTAATATTTCCAGTGCAAATTTCAGCAGATAATTCATCAAGTTTAGAAGTGCTGATACCAGAATAAATTTGTGATACAACTTTTTGAGAAATTTTAATATGATCAATATTTTTAATTTTAGGTTCCATATCACACAATGAACCTAATCTCCAAATAATTTTATCAAAAGATACATCTTGTTTTTCTCCATTGCGTTTTATAACAATCATTTTATTTTTATACATATTAATTATAAATACAAATATTTTTAAGTTAAAATATATTTGTATTTTATTTAAAAAAATACAATTATTACTGTGAAGAATTATCATTTATAATTTTATCTTTATTTTCATTAATAATTTCTTGATAAATTTTTTGTAAATCTTCTATATTTTCTTGTATAACATATTTTAGAAAATGATTCATATCTTTGTAATTAATTACAATGTTAGGTAATTTTAATTCAGAAACTAAATTTTTTACAAAATTCAGTTTATCTAATAAAACAAAAGTAGAAATATAATCTGCTTTTAATCTTTTTATATCTGATATTTTCCAATCTCTAACTGCTAAATATTTATTATAAATAGAAATTCTAAATAAATTTTCTTCTTCTAATTGTTTTTTTTGATTATCTATTTTAAACTTTTCACTTACCGAATTTGGATTTAATTTATTATATAAATAAATATCACAATCATCTAACATAAAAATATTATATTTATTTGATAATGTAGATTCTTCAAATATTTGAATAAAAACTATAAAATCATCATACCATTTTAAATTTTCATCATAATATAAATTAATACCAAGAGCTTTTCTTGACAATAATATTAATCTTCCTGGAGTATTACAATTATTAATATTATATTTAAAAGGTGAGATTTTTTTTTCATTCCAAGTTTTCACAATATCCTTTACAATATTATTATAGCTTAGATAACATTTATTAAATATCGGAAAAGATACATTACCATCTGGATGTTCATTTGTTAAAATATCATTATAAGGTAGCATCAATACATCTGGATTATATTTTAAATAAATTTCTATACGAGCAAGCGCATTAGGATATAAAAAATCATCACCATCAATAGGTATTAAATAATCATAACTTTTATATTGATAAAATAAATTTACAACACTATTATGTCCTTTACCAGGTTTACCATTACTACTTGTTCTAATAATTGCTACATCTTTAAAATACTCTAAAATTTTATTGTAATAATTATCATCTAAAGTATTTACAACAATAAGTATATCATAGTCAAGTTTAGTATTTTTTTGATTTTTTATACTATTGTAACTACTTTTTAATAAATCAATATCACTACTTGTTAAAATTGTAATTAAAAATTTAAGCATTTTAATTATATATATTAGAAAAATTTTATTCACTTTCTATTTTTTTAAAAAAAAGAAAAAACTATTTAAAATTGCTTTATATAAATATATAAATATCCGCTAAAATTTCTAAGATAAATAATTATGAATATTCTTTATTATATATTTAGCAAATATAGTAATATTATTAAATTTAATTAATATAAAATCGTATATTTTCTAAAATTTTTTTTACTATTTTATAAATATCTTTACTATAATTAATATGTAAATTATTTACTGTTTTACCAAATTTAGTTGCTTTAATAATTTTATTTACTTGATTATTTGAAATATCATTTAACCATTCATTTATTATACATGAAAACATATCAATAAAATTATTAGGATAATGTAAATAAATTTCTTTTAATCTTAATTCAACATTTTCATAATTAGTAATAGTATATATTTCATTTAAATCTCCAATTAATATATTATAATAATTGCATTTATTTGGATAAAAATCAATATTTATTATTGATGAATTAATATATAGATAATGAATAAAAAAATTTTCAATTATATAATCAAAATTACATGTATTGTATAATAATTTATTTATATACATAGCATTATTTAACAAATATTTTTTCATATTTATAAATGATTCAATACATATATTCAAATATATTCTTCCTACTGTAATATATAAACTATTATTTTTATAATTTATAAATAAGATGCTATTATCTTTAGATTCATTATTATTTTTTTTTAATAAAATTGAATTTTTATTTTTAATTAAAAAATTATTAGTATATATATTAATTTCATCTTTTTTTATATACAAATTAAATTTATCTAATTTCCATTGTATATCAATAATATTTAAATTTCTAAAATTTATTATTACATTATCTATTGAAACTTTTAAATATTTTAAAATAACATTTTCGTCATTTAAATAAGAATTACAAATATTAATTATAGAATTAGAATTATTTATTATGAAACTTGATTTTAGATCGTTATTTAAACTAAATGACTCTAATTTAGTTTTATTTTCAATAATTGTTAATTTTTTTTTTTTATAGTTTTCTTTTTGTATATAACTATTTTCTAAATTATTAAATAGATTATCAAAAACAACTTTATTAGGAATTTTAATATTATATTTTTTTATATATTTATTGAATGAAATATATATTTTATAAGTTAGACTATTATATATATTTAATATTACTAAATCATTAAATATATCTTTAGTTAGTATATTATAAGAAAAATTACGCACATTTAAAATTTCTTTTCGAAAACTATAAATTTGTAAATCATCTACTTTAAAACTTGAATTTACATTAATTTTTATATTATTACTATATATTTTATATAAATTAATATTATTATATGTGCAATAAACTTTGTTAATATTAATTTTAATATCAAAATTCACTTTAGGATTATTATTATCTATTTTTATATTATTCAATAATTCAAATATATTAATAAGTTTATCAATTGAATCATTTAGTGTTATTTTAATTCTATTAATATTTATAATTATAGAATTACTATTATATGTAATTATAATATCATTAGCTAGTAATAATGTTTTATTTTGTTTAATAATATATAATTTTTTAATATATATATTAAATAAATTTGATATTTTATAAATTTTAATATCATTTATATTAATTTGTAAAAAATGAAATTTAATAAATATATTTTTTATAATATACGTTTGTTTGTGTAAAAAAAATGATAATATTCTCGATAGTTTTTTATATCCTACACGTATATGATGATCTATATTATTAATTACAACACTTGCTATTAAATTATTATTATTTTCATTTAACTCAAATTCTATAAAATTTTTTAAATCAATTTTAATTAATTGAATAATAAATAATATGTATGGACGATTGTCAATATTATTGTAAAATAATAATTTAATTTTATATATTTCTATTTTATTAAATATATTTTTTAAGATTTTGTTAATTGGTAAAAAATCTATTTTAAATAAAAATTTTGTCAAATATAAATGCTGTTCTATAATACTTTCTCTATATTTTGTGCAGTATTTTTTTAAATTTCGATGATAGAAATAATTTAATATAGTGCCAATAAGAATGTTAATACTTTTTTTTATAAATTTAGTAAAATAATTAATAATCATATGTAAGATTTATTAACTTACCTTTAGATTTTCATTTTATTTTGTTTTTAAATAAAATTTTTCATTTATTTTATTTAATAAATTATTTTAGTTAATTTCTTTATTTTCCAAATTAATAATATAGATATGAATGATATTCAATTATATTGGATAAGAAATGAACATTCAGTATGGGAAAAAGTCAATTTAATTGATACTGATAATAACTATATGATATTTAAACAAGAAAATAATGAAATTATTAAAATTCTAAAAAAAGATAAAAAAAAATATTTATTACGTAATTCAGATGAAGATGATAATTGCAATAATTTAACAAATTTAATTAATCTAAATGCAGCCAGTATTTTAAATAATTTAAATTTAAGATATAATAATAATAATATATATACTTTTAATGATAATATATTATTAGCAATAAATCCTTTTAAAACATTAGATATTTATAATAAAAATGTAATAAATATATATAATTCTAATGATATAAAAAAAAAAATTCCACATCCTTATTTTATAGGACAATTATCTTATGAAAACCTAAAAAAAAATATAAAGATGAATCAATCTATATTAGTAAGCGGAGAATCAGGCGCGGGTAAAACTCAAACAACTAAATATATTATGAATTATATATCATCTATAACTAATAGTAATCTAAAAATTGAAAAAAAAATATTCGCAGCAAATCCAATATTAGAAGCTTTTGGAAATGCAAAAACACTTAGAAATGATAATTCAAGTAGATTTGGTAAGTTTATAAAACTATTATTTGATGAAAATTATAATTTAGTAGGCGGTTTAATAAATAATTATTTATTAGAAAAAATAAGATTAACATCATTATGTTCAAATGAAAGAAATTTTCATATATTTTATATATTACTAAAATCTTTAGATAATACAGAAAAAAAAAAATTATATTTACAAAATATAAATAATTATAATTATTTAAATAAATCATTAAAAATAGATAGAGATGATGGTATAAATGATAATGATTTATATGTAGAATTATTAAACTCTTTTAATATTTTAGATTTTAATAAAGATGAAATAGATGATATATTCAAAATTATTTCTTTTATATTAAATTTGGGAAATATAGAAAATAATGAAGAAATAAATAACAATATATATATAAATAATTGTTGTAATTTAATTGATATAGATAAAATTAAACTGATTGATATCCTTAAATATAGATATTTAACAATTAATAATGAAACTATTCAAATAGAAAATAATAATAATGAATTATATATTATAAGAGATAGTATAACACAAATTTTATATGATTTATTATTTAATTTCATAGTTAAAAAAATAAATCATACTATTTATAATGATTTTAAATATTATATAGGAATACTTGATATATTTGGTTTTGAAGTTTTTGAAAATAATGGTTTTGAACAACTTGCTATTAATTACACAAATGAGAAACTACAAAATATATTTAATAAATATATTTTTGAACTAGAACAAATAGAATATAGTAATGAAAATATTGAATGGAAAAATATTGATTATCCAAATAATAATAAAATTATTAATTTGATAGAAAATAACAAACAGGGTATATATGCTCATTTAACGGAACAATGTATTTTGAAATCTGGCACTAATAATTTATTTTATAATAGTTTACTAAATATAAATAATAATTTTTTAAATATATCAAATAGTGATATTGTAAAACAAAAAATAAATATAGATCATTATGCGGGAACAGTATCATATACAATTAATAATTTTATAGATAAAAATAAAAATATATGTGACAAAAGAATATATGAATTATTTAATAAAACATCTAGTTCTATTATAAAACAATTTGATTTTTCTTTACATACAAATGATCTAAAGACAAATAATAAAAATAATTTTGTTATAAATCAATTTAAACTACAGTTAAATGAATTAATTAATGAAATAAATAATACAGAAAAACATTTTATAAGATGTATTAAACCTAATGATAAAAATTTATCTAATTTATTTGACAGAATAAGAGTATATGAACAGTTGAAATATTGTGGAGTTTTAGAAGCTGTGAAAATAGCTCGTGCAGGTTATCCTATAAGAATAAAAAAAAATTTATTTATTTCAGAATTTTATAGTCTAATGAATTATTTTAAAATTAAATTAGATATTAACAACATTAATATATTTATTTCAAAATATTATCCTGATTTAGAAAAAAAAAAAAATTTTTTTCAAATAGGTAAAACAAAAATATTTATGAAAAGAGAAGTATATGAAGAAATTTTAAATGAAAAAAATAAAATATTAACTTTTTATACAATTCAAATTCAAAAAAACTTTAAAAAATATGTTTATCAAAAAAAATATAAAAATTTTAGAAAAATACTTATAAATTTACAGATAAAATGGAAACATTATTTACTTATAAAATATAGTGTATTAAAAATTCAATCAGTTTATAAAAAATTTAAATTAAAAAAATATCAAAAAAAATTAAAATTATCTTCAATTTTAATTAAAAATAAAATATATTCGTTTTATACAAGAAATAATTATATTAATTTAAGAAATAATATAATTAAAATCCAAAGTTATTTAAGATTAACTATTCAAAAAAATAAATTTATTAATGAACGTAATAGAAATATTGCTATTTTAAAAATTGAAAGACAATATATTTCATATAAAAATAAAAAACTTATATTAAAAAATTTAAAAAAAATTTTATTCCTAAATAAAAAAAATCAACTATTAGAATTAGAGCTAAAAGAATTGAATGATAAATCTAATAGTATTGCAATAAAAAAAGATTTTCAAATTGAGCTACAAAATTTAAGAAATGAAAATTTACAAAATCAAGAAATATTAAAAGAAGAATTAGAACAAATTGAAATTAAAAATGGATTATTAGAATTACAATTAAAAAATGTTAATAAAAATAACGAAATAAACTTTGAAAATCTTAAAAATATACAAGATAAATTAGACTACGAAGAAATTAATAATAAATGTATAATTTATGAAAGGGATAAAATTATAGAAAATTTGATATTTGAAAATAATAATTTAAAAAATAATACATCTGATAAAGTTAATGATATTCAGGCTAATTATGAATTAGCTCAAAAAATGGAAGATTTATATCTTAAATTAAGTATAGCTGAAGAACAATTAAAACAAACTCATATATTAAAATATAATAAAAACAAAGGATTTTTTGATTACCTTAGAGATATATTTGGATAATTATAATTAATTTGTAAGTCAACTATAAATGTTTTTAATAATATCATCAATATTATCTATATTTACTAACTTTTTTATTGAATCACTAATTAACTTATAAAATATATACTGTAATGCTAAAACATCACTCATTGCTCTATGTGCATTTTTATTTTTATAATTATAAATAGTGGTTAATGTATTTAAACTATGAGAGCTTAAATTTGGTAAAACTAATTGTGCTAATCTAAAAGTATCAATACATCTAAATTTATCAAAATTATATCTGATATTATATTTAGAAAATTGATATTTAAGAAATAATATATCAAAACCATCGTTATTATGTGCTACTAAATATCTATTATTTTTATATTTTTTATCTTCTAAATTTAGAAAATTTTTAAATTCCTCAAAAGCATCAGTAGTATTTATACCTTCTTTTTCTAACATATTATCAGTAATATTTGTTATTTGAATTATTTTTTTTGGTAATGGTTTTTGAATATTAATTAATACATTAAAATTATTTCCAAGATTATCTTTAGCAGCAATTTCTATTATATTATTATGATATGGATTAAAACCAGTAGTTTCTAAATCATACCAAATTATTCTATTACTTATATCATTTTCTATTTTTTCCAATGTCATTTATTAAATATACTTAAAATAAATTAATTATAATTTTAAATCAAATTATTTATTTAAAATTATAATATATTTTCTAATACCACTTTAAATGATTCTTTTAATTCCAACGGAATATTACATAAATCTATTATCATTTTATTTATAGCATATCTATTTAAAGATTGAGGATTTTCTCTTAATTTATTCAATAATAGATTATTATCTTTTATTAATTTTAAAGCAGTTTTTTTTCCACATTTTTTAAAACAACTTGGTATATTATCTGACTTATCACCGCAAATAATTTTTAAAGATAAATCTATTTCTGGAGAACCATCCGATTTTTCATTAAGTATTTTTTCTTTTAAATTGATTAATATAGTCGTATCATCTATTATTTGTAACAGATCATAATCATTTGTTATAATAATAATATTTTTATAGTTTAAATTTTTTTCCTGTATATGTTTTTTTGTAAGATATATAATATCGTCACCTTCTAATTTATCATGATTTAATATTTTAAAGTTTCTTTCTTTAATTAAATTTGGTAGTATTTCATCATAGACAATTCTAAAAAATTTACCAATATTATTATTATCTTGATTTATTCTATCTGATTTATAATCTTCATAATATTTATTTCTCCATATGTTTATTCGGGGACAATCCCGGCAAAATATAATTGCTTCATCTTTTATGTTATATTTTTTTATTATTTTAGATATTGTATCAAAAAATTTTGTCTTAAATTTATTTAAAAAAATTTCATTATTACTCCAATCATAATCTTTGTCAAATTTTTCATCTTTATAAGCATATTCATACCATCTTAGTGTAGCATAATATCTAAAAAATATTACATAGCTTGTGTCAATCAAAAGATAATTCATTTATTATTATACATATATGTATATAATATTTAAATCAAATTATATTTATTACTAAATAAAATATTAAATATTAATATATTATTAAATATTAAATGTCTAATTATATTTACAAAAAAAAACATATTACAGATAATCCTAAAACAATTCAAATAAATAAAACAGATTTTTTTAATCAATCATTTTCATTTTTAGATACTGATAATATTGACAAAACTAAAATTCATACTGTAATGACTAATTCATTTTTTAAAAATAAAAATCCTTCTATACTCAATCAAACTATTATGACTATATGTTCTAATTCTCTTTATTCATTTTTAGAATTAGATGATAAAAATAAAGTTATTATTCAACCTAATAAATATATTGTATTAATATCATATAGAACAAAATGTCATTATAAAGTATATATAAAAAATTTAATAAATAAAGGAAGTTATAATAACATATTTAATTTCAGTTCAGATAAAAATTCTATTCCAGATACTAAATTAATTTTAAGAGTTTCTAATAATAAATCAAGTGTTGATAGTATAAATTCTGAATTAAGAGGAATAAAAATACAATATGAATTATGCACAAAATCTGATAATATAGGTGCAGTTATTGATTTTGGAAAAATATTCAATAATACAAAATGTAATAAATATGAAATACAAGAATATTCTATTAATCAACGTTATGGTATTAATTTAGAAATAGTTTTATGTAAATCTTTATTTATACCATCATATAATAATATTGTTATTTTTATGAAAACATTTTTATTGACTTTAAAAATTATACATGATAATAATTATGCTCATTTAGATTTAAAGCCAGAAAATATATTATTAAAAAATATTTATAATACAGAGAGAAAAATCGAGAAAATTGATTTTGTTATTGTTGATTTCGGTGGTTCTAAAAAAATTAAGGATGATATATCCAGAGAAGTAAATGGACAAATGGCATCACCCGCATTTTCTCCTCCTGAAATTTTAAATTATCTTTTTGGAAAAAAAAGTGATATTTGGGCATACGGTTTAATATGTTATTTAGTTTGTATAAATAAAGAATTTACAACTTCAAAATTATCTAAAATATTTTTAGGAACAAATATTAAAAGTATTCAAAAAAATATATGCTATGAAATTAAAAATAATTTTGAAAATAAAGTAAAAAAATTTATAATTCAAGATAATCAAATAAAAAGTCTTAAAAGTTTTTTTATAAGTATTTTTAATTGCGATAGTAATAAACGACCTAATTCACAAGAATTATTAGAACATAAAATATTTTATTGACATTTATAACATTTTTCATGATAATATTTTCCTAAACTTTTTATTCTTTCTTGATAACTTAATACATTCTTAGAACAAATTGGACATACTCCTCTTATTGATCCTCCTAATTGATTAACTTCTGTTTTACCACTTTTTTTTTCCTTAATCACATCTAATGATTCTTTTTGATTATTATCAGTTGACTTTGATGAAGCTTTTTTTTTATAATACATTTGAGTTGAAACTATTTTTTTAGAATCTGCACCATATTTTATTGCATTTAAATAATTTTTAATTATTTGTTTTCCATGTGCTGTTTTTGTATTTATAGCTTTTTGAGTTTCTGGATCAGTTATATAACCAAATTCTTGTGATTTATTATTATCCATTTAATATATTATTATCTTGTTTTTTTTTTTAAATTTAAACGATATAATTTATTTATTTTTTGATTTAAAGAATATTAATAGGTATGTATATATTTTTATTTTCTGAAGCTTTATTTATTTTATCCCATAACGTTTTACTATAACAATTTGATATTATACTAAAATTATATATAAATATTTTATCACAACTTAAATTATTTAATTGATGAAATACATTATATAAATTAAACATAGCTTCTTTAAAATCTCCATTCTTACTAAGATCTACATATCCCAAAAATTTATTTTGATATTTAACGCAAATAGAGTTAAAATCTATTAAAATCGAATTTTTCAAATAATTTTCTGTTAATTTTTTTATTTCTTCATATCTATTTAAGAAATAATCATTTGGATAATTAATCAAATTTAATATATATAAAGGTTTATCAGGACAATAATGTGATAAGAATTGACCAGGAGAAATATTTTTTTCTAAATTTGGTTTATCTAATAAATTCAAATTTTTATATTTATTACAAAACATTTCTAAATCTGAATAACATATAAAACCTTCGCGTAATATTGTTAAATTTAAATTTTCTAACTTAATTACAGTACTTTCTATTCCTATGTCACATATATAGTTATTATCATTAATAATATTTATATTATATGATTCAAAATATTTTTTTACATGTTCTATACAAGTTGAACTAACTTTTCCTGATAAATTAGCACTGGGAGCTGCTATTGGAACTTGTGCATATTGTATTAATGTTCTTATACAATTATGTTTAGGTGCTCTTATACCTACATAATTAGTATTACAAGTCACATTCTTTGGTATAATTTCGGAGGCTTTTAATACTATTGTTAATGGACCTGGCCAAAATTCTTCTGTTAAATTTTTAAAAACAATATCATCTTCATTAGATATATTAATTAATGATTTAGCATCATAATAACCTAAACAATGAACTATTAAAGGATTGTTTAATGGCCTATTTTTAATTTTATAAATTTTATTAATAGAATTTTCATCTAAAGCATTACTACCTATTCCATATACTGTCTCGGTTGGAAATATAACTAAATCTCCTTCTAATATTTTATTTGCTAAAAATTTCATATTATCATCTGTATTTTCAAAAATATTACAATTACTTTTTTCGATTTCAGAATCAATTGACATAATTAAATATTATTTATTTAAATATTATACTTTCAAATCAATTTTTATTTTAAATAATTATTTAAAAAAAAGAATTATATCTATAATATATGGAATGATAAAACGAGCAAATAAAGATATTAAAGATTTACAAAATGTTGCTGATTATACAAATGTTGATAATACCAACGGTCATATAATTATTAAAACAAAAATTAAAGGACCTATTGAGTCTATATATCAAAATGGCGAATGGGAACTTCGTATTGAATTACCTAAAGAATATCCATACAAATCTCCTTCTGTTGGATTTTCAACAAAAATTTATCATCCTAATGTAGATTTTAATTCTGGATCTATATGTTTAAATGTATTAAATCAAAATTGGACTCCTATTTATAATTTATGTCACATATATAACACTTTTATACCACAACTTTTATTATATCCAAACCCAGAAGATCCATTAAATTGTGAAGCATCTAAATTATATTTAGAAAATATTGATGAATTTAATAATAAAGTTTTAAATACTATTAATAATAATAAATTAAATTAATTCTCTTATTTAATTACTTAAATATAATTAAAAAAATATAAAGATAAATTTATATATATTTATATGTCATTTTAT